GTCGTCGTGGACATCCCGGTTAACTGCGACAACTGGCCGATGGTGAACACATCCCATGCGGCCAATGACTTTACACTGTCAAGCCGTTGCTGAGATTCCATCAGCATGTGGTTGTCATAGAAGTATTTGGCCTCCCGTAGCAGGGTCACCCAGTCATCGTCACTCAGAGAGTGAAGCATAGACCACCTCCAACGTCACCTGTGTGCCAGCCCTAACCTGCACAATTCTACCCATGTCCTCTAGTCCATCCGCCATTTCCTTAAACTCCTGTGGCCGCTTGTCCAAGAACTGTTTGTACGCTGTCTCGTACCGAGTCTTTCCACCCTTAGACGCAATGAACGACTCCAGCTTATTCAAGTCGCGCTGCCACCCGGACTCGCTCACCATCGCTGTGATCTTCTGGAGGTCGTCGTACCAGTCCTCGGCTAGATCAATCGCAGCCAGCACATGCTCTATCTCAATGGTGTTCTTCTTCTCGTCCATTGCGAACAGCGCCGCCACCTTGGCCACACTGATTACCAGACGCTCCACCGGACCCTTCAGCGTTTCGAAGCGCGGACTCTTCGTGATCATCGTCTTTACCTGTGCGCTGAACAGGTTCAGTCTAGCCAGCGCTTGGTCGTTGAACCGAATCGGGTTGGTCTTGTCGCGGGTGCCGCGCATATCCCAGTAGCTTCTGACCAGCGACAGGTGGCTTATCAGGGCATCGCGCACCGGGTCGGTATAGGTTGCAGTGGTCGCCGGAGACTGCCTCAGAGGATCGCCGTGGGGGTCATACGGACGCGGTTCTACCAACACGTAGAGGAACCGGGTAAGGAACCCCGACTCGAAGTGCTTGACGTTTAGGATTTCCGTGACGTGTGTGACGATACCGGTGAGGTACATTTCGAAGTGTACCGGCACGGCCTTGACCACCTGCTTGTCCCCAGTGCTGCGGATGGTACCACGAGACATCCCGGAATAAAGCTGCGTCCAGTAGCCCACCAAGCCCTTCAGGTAGCCCTGTGAGAATACCTCCTCAAACACGTCCTGTATCTCGTCAGCGTGGAGGAGGGAACTCTGGTTAGGCTTGTCGGCCAGAACCTTGTTGAGTCCTTGCTGGGTCACGTCTGAGCCGATGTCGTAGGCCCAGTCCCCAGTCTCCATAGAGGCGAGGATGCCGGTCATGTACTTTAGTGCGGTGGTCTTTCGGTCCACGGTTGTGTTTCCGAGCAACATCACCCACAGGTTCAGTCCGGTGTCCTCGAATTCAAACGGCACGTGTCCGTACTCGGAGTAGATCACCGACATCAACATGAGCGCCGCCATGCGGTGGTACTTGGCGGGGCTAGTAGTCTTGGCGGTTGCCCACGCCTCGTAGTTGTCTATGAAAGTGACATACAACCCGTCGCGCTCTGCGTCGGTGAGGAAGTTGGCTTCTTCGATTTCCTCCTGTAGCACGAGCAGGCGGTCGCCGTCCACACTCAGCGGCGCGTCCGGGTCGTACACGGACGGCTGATTCTCCGGGTCCACCTCGGCATTTAGAATCTCGTGCCACAACTGGATCATGGGACGGTTCTCTTGCTTGTACTTGCAGCACGGGGCATCCCACACCAAAGACAAGACTTCCTCAGGCTCGAAGCCCTGGCGGAACAGTTCGCTCTCCAGCTTGTAACGCATCTCAGAACGCTTACCGGGAACTGGGTCGTCAAAGAGAAGGTTGCGGATGAATTTGTTGTCCGACAGCTTGTTCAGCAGCGCAGTTCTTGACGGTATAACGTCAGGAAGTGGGCGCTCTGTGCCGTACACCTTGTCCGCTATGATGTCAACTGGATACGCCTTCTCGATGTCCGCCAGCGAGTAGATTGTCATAGGGGTGTTGACCACTACAACCTTATCGCCCCGATTGGTGTTCAGGCTACCAGGGATACGCAGCATCTTGGCGGCATGGCCAAAGCTGCGGTCCAATCCCTCGCCCCGGTGCGCCCAGTGCATGCGTCGGTTGACGAGGGCCACCGTGTGAGGGTTGTAGTCGTTGTCCAACAGCCAGTAGTTGTGAGTACGTCCCGCCGCTGTCTGGATCGTGATGCTTGGCTCGATCCGGTAACCCTTAGGGTCCATCAGATCAGAGTCGGCGTAAGCCACAGAGACGGTCTTGGCCGATGTCTTTATGCGCTGCTCATCCTTGAATAGCACAGGGGAGAAGTACACTTGCTTGTCGAAGTTGGCCTCCGCGTAGGCAACCATCTGGTCAATCTCGGCAGGGTACTTGAAAAACTTTCCCTTTTGCTCCAGGTCAGTAGTTACAACAGCGTAACCTTCGCCAGCGCCCAACACGCTTTCTAGGAAGTTCTTAGTATCCAAGGCCCACCCTAATCCCCATCTTTCGTCGTGTGCCTACTCGGATTCGAACCGAGATGCCTGAAGGTTTGAGCTTCAGAGGTCTACCAGTTGCCATCATAGACACTAGACGTAAGCGGGGGCGGTGGATTATCCACGACCCCCGCTCACGGTTTTATGAGTCACTCGCCCGTTCTAGCTAGGCTTTAGTGAGTGACCCCCAGGAAGGGGTTGCTGTGGGGCTGGCCGCAGCCGCCGTCGCGGCGCTACCGTTTGCCTTAGCGTACCCTGTCACACTGTTGAACACCTGTTTCTTGGCGTTCGGCTCATCCTCACGAACCTTGATCATGAGGGAAGTTCCCAAGACAGACTGCAAGTTGTCCGGGAGTTGGACGGCTGGCTTGGTGTCCCAGCCCACCGCGTCAGCGAACGTGACCAGCTTCCAGGCAGCGGGACCATCGTACAACGGAATCTTCTGGTAGCGGATTTCCCGCCCGTTGTACTGTCCGCCCTGCACCTTGAACGTCACGTCAAGCTGAGGCTTACCCTGATTCGGGCCGGACTTGACCGGCACCTCCTCGATGGCGTACACGGTCGCAATGAGTTGCGTACCCGTGGGGATCGGCGTGTAATCCCCGCCCTTGTAGGCTTCCTGTCCTACGTTGATGACCCTACTCATTCAGATTCCTTCGCTTTCTTGATTGATTCGTCCAGTTCCTTGCGGAACTTCTTGGCTTCCTTGACGGTTAGGTTCACGGCGGAATCCAACGTGTTGATGTAGATTTCTTTGCCGTATCGCTCGACGTACAGAACGTCAAGCCGCTTCTTGATTCCCACTCTTCTTTGCCTCCTCGATTAGGTCCATGATGCTTGACATTGTTGGGTCATAAATCTTATCCGGCAAGCCGAACCGATTCTTGGTCACCAGCGTCTCACTACCACCAACGTAAAGAACACGCTTGAGCGTACCACCAACGTTTTCGAACTGCAAATAGCCAACCACATCGGGGATGGTGGGCACATCCTGGGATGCGCTACCCTGCACCTTAGGCATGGTCTTGACAGAGCCAGTCGATTCGTTCTTCTCATCTACCGCGTGTGCGATAAAGATCGTAGGAATGCTACTGGCGTGGAAGCTACGCATCCACTCATTCGTGAACATCAGCAAGTCGTCCCAGGCGCCGTACTTGTTGGAACGGTTCTGGGGCAGCGACTTGAAATGGTTGATCGCCAAGCGGTTACCCGCGTTCAGCGTGTCGAAGATCAACAGGTCGATGTCGTTCGGGTTGGCCAACACCTCGGCGTTGAACAATTCCAGGTCATTGAAACTGTTGATCCTCAGACGCTTCACCCCTGGGTTGAGGCGCCCAACGCCCTTCGCTGACCCCTCAATGTCAGCAATCACAACCCGGTTGAACCCGGCATGAATGGCCGACGCAGCCAGGTTTGTCTTGCCGCGACCACCATCCCCGTAGAACAGCATCGAATCGAACGTATCCAAGGACTCCACATCCTCCAACGCATCATCAAAAGAGTAACTCATGGGAACTTTACCTCCACCTTGTTGTTTGGGAATACTTTCTGGCAACGCTTGTAATCCTCAGGGGAGAGGTGTCTTTTCGCCAGCGCAGAGTCCACTTGTGCCGCGTACAGTTCCATGTTCTCCCCGTTTTCTCCCAGGGGATACAGGCTTGTCGCCAGCTTGGGATCGAACCGTGTGTTTGGGCTTACCTCAACTACCAGCGGCCCCACCATGATCGTCCCGTAGTCTGCCTGCCGAAGTCCAGACGCAACAATAATCTCTTCGTTTCGTTCGGTAAGCTGCTTGATCATGTTCTTATTACGAACAAACTCCAGCATCTCATCTTCGTCTAGCATTGCTTTCTCCATCTCGTTTTTCATTCTATCAGACCTCATCGTATTCTCAAAACCCGATGATCAGATCACCATCATCCGATGATTTAGCACGTTGCATACGAAACAATCGGGGTCGGATGGCAATGTTTCTGGGTCGCCACCCGCCTCCAACCATTGCCATGCTGACACTACTCTGTCCCACGCCTCGTCCGCAAGGGTCTGATCGTAATCCAGGCTGATGATCACAACGTCGCTGTCCCCTGTGCCATCCCGATTGATGAACACAAAGCTAAGCTTCTCCACCTTGTGGCCCAGCGCCACGAGGGCACGCGCATACAGTTGGATTTGATAGATGTAACGGGCAGGCAACGGGTTGCCCAGTCGGTAGCCTTCCACCTTGGCCCGCTTTGACGTTTTGTAGTCAACTAGGTGGCCCTCGGAAGTGATGAACAGGTCCGGTGTGGAGTACACATCCCC